ATTTGGTGTACAGATTATTCAAATAATTTAATTGTTGAGCGGACAGTGCGCTTCTGCTCCGGCTATTACATTCATATGCGCCTAAGTAGATGATATCTATCGTACAGTTACTATTCTATGCCATTCGCACAGTATAGCAAATAAAAAATGCCGCCCATCCTTGGATGAGCGGCGAAGAGTTATATTTTAGATATGGAAAACAGTCCACTCGCGGTTTGGATAATCGTCGCAGAAGCTTGCGAAGGCGAGCGGCGCACCGTTGTCTTGGCTGTCCTTGTTAGAGTGTACGAAGACATTGTAGTCTTCCATGTTCTCTACGTCATCAGCCGTGGCATCCTCGTCGAAGACATCGTTGACGCTTTCCGCAATCAACTCTTTCATTTCCCCGAATGCCTCGTCGAAGGTGTCGTAGAAACCTGTGAGCTCGATGCTCTCGTACTCCTCGTAAGAAAGAAGAAAGAAGGGCTTGTCAGTCGTGACCTCAAAAACAGCCCATTCGACGCTTTCTTCGTCGTCTTCTTTCCAGAAGTCATAGGAACCATGTACTCTGGGCTCGCTGTTGTCAGCAGGACGGTTTTCATCGAAATCGAAAGAGAATCTATAGCGCTCCTCATTCTCGTGCGTGATATCGGCACCGGTAAGACCTGTATGATAGTTCTTGTTGATGCGCTGTGCCATGCTGTCCTTTACTGCGGCAACTGCCTCTTCCAGGGTGTCCTTCTTGCAGATTAGGTTCGTGCAATTATAGTGTTCGCTCTTAATCACGATAAACATTTTGTGGTCTCCTTTTTGCTATTTTATGGTGGCGTGTCTGATAATTCATGGTATGTAATTCGCACGTTTTAGCAACAAAAAGCTGCCCACCCGAAGGTGAACAGCCTAAAGTGTTTATTCAAATGTACTTAGGATTTTCTATCCAGTAAGTGTCCGTCATCCGGCTTATTGAGCCAGTCACACCAGCTCATGTTGTTGGAAGGAAAGTCTTTTGCACCGCTGTGAACATCGTTCAGAAAGACGGCAAGATGAAACTTATCGAGTTTCCGAATCGCATCAAGGCGGGTTTCGGTTGCAGAATTCTCATCTGAAACGTCAGCCCCAACCTTTTTCCAAATTGCCCTTTCGGCTCCTTCAAAAGTTGAAAAGCGTTCGCGCTCCATCGAGAGTTCTTCGGTCTCAAACTGCGCTTCAGCAATCAATGCCCAGCGTTCGCTTTCACAGTTGGCAGAGTCCAGCAAACCGGAATATGCCTCCAGCAGCTGGTCGTAGTCATCCGGGTCAAGCTCGGTTGGGTCTACTTCACCGTGTACGACAAAATAGGTGCCATTTGGAGCTTCGAAAATGTCGTATAGCTCGTATCGGGTTCCGCCAACCTGACGTCGCCACTGGCATGTATCAGGGTCGGTGCAAACCCAAGTCTTGGCTTCCAGCTCTGCCTGTTTCAGGTCGTCCGCCAAATCAGAGAGAGCTGCGGAGACCTTTTTGTTTTCCTCCAGGGTCTCAGTAAGACCGATGGTGTTCCCTGCTGCCGCTGCAGCATTGTACATGAATACGGCAAAACGGTCGCTGCTGTACTTTTCAGCCATAGCCGATACTTCTTCAGGAAGATGATTTTGAGAAAGCCGAAGAGTGTATTTCGGGGCAAGACCAGCTGGGTATTTGAGGCTCACGCCGTCACCATGGGCGTCGTGTTCCAACTCGAAGTTGTGTTTTTTGCAGATTTCATCATACTGAATGCAATACATAATTATTTCTCCTTTTTATTTTGTGATTTGAGATTTGTTAAGCTCGGTAGATAGCGAAGATAAAGAATCGATGAAACTTTTGCCCGCAGCCATGCACTCTTCAAACGAATACTCTTCGTGAAAGATTTCATGTACGCTCTTGGCATAAGTGCTCAGATTGCGGGACAAGAAGGCTTTTGCTTTGGTTACGTCCTCAACAAAGTTTTTGTGGCTTGCCGGAAAACTGTAAGTAAAACCCTGCCTGTTTTGCTTGCAAAGGATAATAGGGTCTGAACCATTGTCGGATACAGTCCAGCCTTGTTCGTCACAAATTTCTTTGAATCGTTTACAAAGCATCTGGATTCACCTCGCTTCAATCAACTTGGCTGCAGTTGCTTCATCACAGAATTCCAGAAGCTCACGACCCGGTAAGTATCCATCTGTGCCATCGCTGTAGCTATAATCGATAAAACCGTGAGCATTGCGCTTCACGAGTTTGTCAAATGCTTCTTTGATGGTCAGTTTGCCATCGTTCACAGCGCCTGTCACAATGTCGTTGAGCTTGCCGCTCATGACGATGCCGACCGGGTCAGGATACATCATGCAATGCGCATAGCTGCGAAAATCCGCAGCGCTGACAAAATAATTTTCCTCCACTTCACAGAGGACTGGTTTTTTGAGCTTTACCATTTTCATTACTCCTTTTTTTGCTTGCAAAATAAAAAGCAGGCTCACCGAGATGGTGAGTCTGCTGATTGTCTTGCAGAATTGTAAATTGTACGCATTTCGGCCATAGGGCTGTTATCTATCGTACGATTTCAATTTTAGTGGAATCGCACGTTTGAGCAAGTCTGCTTGTCAGACTTTCTCAACCTCATCCGAACCATAAACAATGTTCAAATGTGAACCATTGTCCCAGTGCATCAGGAGGCTGCCGGTATCATCGACACCAACAACCGTACCTTCTGTACCAAGAGGTGGTGCCTGGATGTCATCCATTTTGACAAGCCGAATCCGCGTTCCAGCGGGGTATTCTTTGCGGATGGTTTCGACAATTTTGATATTTGGAAACATAGTATTTCTCCTTCAGTTTATTGCATTTGTTTTTTGATGATACTCCAAATAAGGTCTGCGATGTTTTCGGCGGCATCGAATCGAGTGACAGATTCACCTTTCCAGGTCCCACCGTTGCCGTTGATGCCGTTGCGGAGCTTAATGCAGCTGCCACGATTGGCTTTCCACTCATGCAGGTTCACCGAGTAATCGTCCAGCAACACAAAAGAGCTGTCGATGCACGGCGTTTTCAGGCGGTTTGCTGCGGCTCTGGCTTTGCTGCTGCCGCACGCAACGAAGATGCGGTGTTCGGAATCAATTTCCGGAAGATAAGCGTCGAGCCAGGCGTTCTTTTCATGAACTGCATATGGGTTTTCCGGCATATAGGCGGAAAGTGCATACACATCAAGTTCTGGTTTTGTGTTGCAAAGAATCTTCACGGCGTCCAAAACCGTCTGATAGGGCGGCAAATCTCTGAAATACCCCGGCTGAAGCAGGTCCTCAAAGCAGGCCGCCTGCTTCCAGACGGCGAGAGTGCCATCCATATCGACGAATAAACGTGCCTTCATATCATTTGTAGGACTCATAATTTTCCTCCTTTTTAGATGTGTAAACAAAAAAAGACAGGCCCACCAAGACGGTGAGTCTGCCATTTATTTGCAGAATTGTGAATTGTACGACCAAGTAGGCATAGGCTGTTATCTATCGTACAAATACTATTTTATGCAGCTCGCACGTTCCTACAAGCGAGATATACAAGAAAAAGCCGCCTACCCGAAGGCAGGCGGCTTAATGTGATTAAGATTAGTTGTAGTCAGACTCTGTCATGACATGGGCACGATAAGTAGTGCCAGTGGTTTCATCTTCCAGTTCCCAGCAACCAGTGAAAGCGTCACAGGGTTCGGTAAGAGCCACCTCTTTGCCCTCGCAGTCGTAGAGAATGGCTTCGGCGAAAGAATCGTCCTCCGTACCACAGCAGCGAATATCCAGGCTGAAACCGTCCGGAAACGTAGCCGTCTCACTCAACGATGCGCCCATCCCCTGCAGCTCTTTGCCGCGAAGATACTTTTCAATGGTTCTGGCATGTTTCTCGCTGATGTAAACGGTTTTTCCAGAACGTGGGGTTCAGGAAGGACATTAACAATCACATGATATTCTGCACCCTTGTACGGCAGGACATAGTGATTGCAGAATTTGTACATGCGGCCGGAATAAGCCAGGACTTCTTCAGAGGAATTCTTGTGAAGGACAGCCTCATTGTATACTTTGCCGTCATCATCACACTTCCAAGTGATAGTCATGTCGATGTCATCCGGGAAAAAGCCACTGACAGAAATGAAGCTGTTTTTGTCGAAATTTGCACCATAGCGAAACCCGGCAATGATTCCGTCATATTCCTCCTTGTCAAGAGTCGAGCGCTGAACATACACTCGCTCAAAGCCCTTGCTCAGCTCATATGCGCGAGCCACATACAGGATAGTGTCCGCCAAGCTTTCGATGCTTCCAGCGGTCATAGCATCTTGCGTCCGGCGAGCCCAGAGGTCTACGCCGTTTTCAATGATGCTGCACTCATAGACGTAATGGAGTTTTGGGAAGGTTGTGCCGATAAGCTGCATACGCAACACTGGCTTATCACCTTTAGGATAGATGTCGTCAATCGGAAAGTTCAGGGGTTCGAAACCTACATCGTCAGGAGCATCACCAGAACCGGTCCAACGGCAAGGATTCCGTTCTGCGATGAACTCGTGAGCCATCCGGTTGGCAACGGGTTCCGGCAAGCCTTCCCATTCCTTGACATCGAGCCTCTTTTCCAGCGCCTCGATGCCCTTTGCGATGGATGTGAGGAAGTTATCGCCGAAATTTTCCTGGCTGTGATTCGATTCCTCGACAAGTTGGTCGAGCAGCCCGGCGTCGTACAGATACTTCTTGGCGAGCTCTGTAGAAATCTCCGCCGAGCCCAGAATGTTAATAGCGGTTTTGAGGTATTCCTTGACTGCCGTTTTGTCCTGCTCATGCTGGTAGAATGCGGCCAGCTGCTCCATCTCGTCAAGCGTTATGACAAGGTTATCGTGGGGTTGGTTGGTGGTTCCGCCGAAAATGATAGAACCGTCTTTGTAGCCAATAAACATTTTTTTACACTCCTTTTTATAGTTGCGCAAACAAAAAAGGCAGGCCCACCAAGACGGTGAGTCTGCTCTTTGCTTGCAGAATTATGAATTGTACGAACGCAAAAAAAACGCGCCAAGTAGATGGTATCTATCGTACAACTTTTATTTTAGGCGAATCGCATATTTTGGCAATAAAAAAAGAGTCCCGCATTTCTGCAGGACTCTGGTGAAGCAAATCAAGTGTCGGCACAATTTGTTCTGACGACTACAATTATTTTCCGTCTCCCTCAAAGTAAGGATTCTCCCAAAGAACTTTGCGACCGCTTTCAATGCGAGAGACAGTCTTCATGGGAATATCAGACCAGTATTTACTGTAGTCAGCGCAGTTTTCCGCAAGAAATTCTTTCACTTCATCGCTGAGCTTGCGCGGTGCAATAGCCCATGCAGAAATGACCTTATTCTTAATCATTTCAAAAGTAATCAGGTTGGAAACAGGATATTGCACCTGCATTTCTTTTCCATTGGCTTCAATAACGAGCCGAATGTTTTTTGCTTTTGCAGTCGCAGCAAACAAACTACGGCACTCACTTTCCCAACAATGTGGCTTGGACTGGAACTCCAGCCTCCTTGATTGGGTAAGACGTTGGACGGCAACGAATTTTTTCCCGATGCTTTCGCTGAAAGGTGTGCCATCGCGAGAAGTGAGATTCTTATCGAGGACATTGACTACCCTTTCCGCCCATCCGGTAGGATTAGCGAAGAACTCGATGGTCGCAGTGTCATCAATGTGCTCAAGAAAGTTACGAAGGCTTTCTTCAAATGCGGTGTCTTTCTTTTGCAGGACATACTGTTTGACAGCGTTTTCATAAGCCTCGTTCTGCAATTCGGGCGTGTTCAGATAGTCAGGGTCGAGAATTGTTTTCTGCTCCAGATAATCCCACAGCGTTTTCGTCATCTCACCCATTGCGGAATGGGGACCAGTGTAAGCAGAGGTGACATCAAACAATCGCAGGAACTCATAGCTTTCAGCATAGGTCTTTTCGTGGTCCACAACATAAGCCATAAACTCAAGGTTATGCTGTTCATAAAAATGGTTTTTGCTCATGCTGGTGGGATAGTTACTGCACATTTGCCCAAATAATGCCTCGACACTATGCTCGCCATCGGAAAGAGGAACGCGGACAAAACGGTAGAAATCCGAGTTGTGGTGCTTATCCAGAACGTTACCGTCCAAAACGGAAATAGCAGGATTAGAAAGAAAAGAACGGAACGCTTTTTCATCAATAGTTTCGAGATACATAGTTTTACTCTCCTTATTTGTTATTTTTGGTTAGGTGGGGAAATTTATGGTATCAGTTCAAGCGTCGTACTCATCGAGTTGCTTTTCGGTGGCAGCGCCTTGGCGTTTCAGATAGTTGTCGGTTAGAGGTTCAACGTGAGTCAACGACTCATCCACCCAAAGCATGCGCTTTGAGTCATCGTCGTCGTTGCGAACGCCATCAGCGATAACAGCTAGAGGTTGGTCCGTCTCTGTTTCATCATCGCCAGCGTACAGATAGCCTTTTACAATGTCGTTGGTTTTGTTCGGCAGCTCCAAACAGAACCAGAAACCTGCACGACCGGTATTGCTGTTTTTGCTGGTGAGCCAGATACCGGGATAAGAATCCTTCGTTTCCTGGCCGAGCATAAAGTTAGCACTGATGCCGTCTGTGTCAAGCTCAGTGGAAACAGAGAGAGCAGAAGGTTTGGTGGCGTAAGGCCAGAAAGCTTCGATAACTTTTTCAATCGGAATAGTTATCGGCACGGATTTGCCATCAATTTGGCCTGTGATTGTCATTTTCATAAAAATACACTCCTTTTGTTGTTATAACGCAAAAAGAGCGGACCTCCCGATGTGGGAAGTCTGCTCTTCATGCGAAATTGTGAATTGTACGAAAGGCAAAACGCCCTTTCGATTGCTGGTATCTATCGTACAATTTCTATGATATGCTGTTCGCAAGGCGCGTCAAGTTTCATTCGTCAGCAATACCTATATAAAGATGGTAGGTGGCGTTTGCCGTCTGGCAAACCCAATGGTTGTAGAACGAGTTGCTCGGCTCAGACGTGACGATATCCTCATCCTCACGATAAATAGCCGCTTCGCACCAGGAAGGTCCATTGTGGCGTGGAATGCAGCGAACATCCATGTGCATACCATCGGCGAAGATAACGGATTCGAACTCAATCTCATCCTGCTCTTTGCCGTCATCGGTATACTGCTTGATTTCGTTCATTCGTTTCTGGCTGATGGTAAGGCACTTGACGAAAACCTTGCGGAAATTTGTGAGATTTTCGTATATCATGCACACTCGCATGATGGCGCTTGTCAAGGCATCGACAGAACCAGGGTCGTTGCAAATCGCAGTCTTGTCGAAACAGCCAATGCCGTGCCCTGTCCAGAATCCGCCTTCATACAGGTGAACAGAAGCCGCATGGCAAAGACAACCATCAGGTTTGCAAAGCTGAATTTCGAGTGTGCAGCCATCGTATGTTTCATCGATTTTGCGCTTGTACACATCGAAACTGATGTTGTCAGGCACTTCCCCGCTGCCGTCCCAATGATAGGGATTGCAGCGAATAAGAAAGAGTTCTGCGATTCCTTTTGCATAAATTTTCGTCATACCGACCTTTTGTTTGAACATAGGAATCATAATCCTTCTCCCTTCTCTTCGTTTAGCAATTCGCGTGCATGGTCGAGGACTTCCTTTGCGACAGGCTTACCGCCTTCATTCATGGCAAGGAAAATTTCCAAGACTTCTGCGCGAGTTACGCTCTGGTCAATCTCAGCAACGCCAATGGAGGCATCCATAAACCAGTTCTTGTCCTGTGCGGAAAGGTCATTGTAAAATACGCCTTTGTACGGGAATCGGTTCTCATAAAAAGCAAGCAGGGTCAACATACGCTGCTTGCCATCAACGATTTCATAGTAGTTGCCATCGTTGCTTGTGCGAGTGAATGGCAGCTGCTTAAAGACGAAACGACCAATCTCGCGACCCATAAAGATGCTGTCCAACAGCTTTTCCCTGTCCTCATCATCCCAAACAGAACCACGCTGATAATCAGGGTTGAAATCAACGCCGAACAGGTATTGGAAGCTGAGCAAAGAATACATACTGCGGTTTGAGTAGTGCAGGCGGGATAGCGCAGAATTGCGCTTGGCGAAATGCGTATCTTTGTTATCATCCAGCGGGCGAACGTTTGTCCAAGCCCAGCAGGAATAGTTATCGCTGTTTGCACCACTGCGGATAAGATACATGTACCCGCCTTCCAGAGCCTCGTCAACAACGCAGTTTAGAAGGTAACCAACCTGTACTTTGTCGCCGACCGTGAAGCGATAAGAGGGTTTCCCTGCACGCTTGGCAGTCTCGCAGGCTCTTTCATACGAAAGACCTTCGAGCGCGGCTTGTTTCAGGTTTATTTTTGTGATTTCTTTTCTTGCACTTTTCTTAGCCATTGCGATTCTCCTTAACCAATCCGATGGACTCCGAACAAAACAGCAGGAAGAAGCTGTTCATACGGGGTGTATTGGGCATAATCAAAAATTTGTGCCTCATCGCTGATGATGTATCCGCCAGGGCAGGATTCGCCATCTTCATTGGAACCGCCGTTGTCATCAAGGCCACGGCTTTTGAGCTCGTTGAGGTAATCCTCACGCATAGCATCGTATGCTTCTTTCGGGGTAGAATATTGCTTTGGATTTACTTTTGTGTAAAGGTGGCCCTCGTCATCGGTGAAAGTCTTTGTGATGATAAACATAATTTACACTCCTTTTTGTAATACGCAAAAAAGCGGGCTTCCCGATTGGGAAGTCCGCTTTCAAGCGAAATGTGAATTGTACGAAAGGCAAAGCACCTTTTGATTGCTGGTATCTATCGTACAGTTTCATCATACGCCGTTCGCACAATATCGCAAGAAAAAAGAAAAAAAGCCGCTGCCTCCCAGCATAGGCAACGGCTTATTGTTATTTGCTCAACGCTTTCTCAGCGTTTTCTTTGACGGTCGAGCGGATGTCAGCAGGCACCTTCAGAATGTCCAATGCCGCCTCAACGGAAAAGCGTCCAGAACGTACAAGGTTTGTAACACTGCCAGAAAGAGATTCGAGATGCCCTTCTTTGCGGCCTTTTGCAAGACCTTTTTCGACACCCTGCTGCTCGACAAAGTCACTATAATTACACATTTGATTGATACCCTCCTTGACGTCGGTGGTAACAGGCAAGCCGCACTCGGTTGCAAGTTGCAGCTTTTTCTCCACAGGCGTTTTATTATCAAAAATCGTAGAAAAGAGACGTACCATGTCATTATCGGACTCTTTATCCTGCAAGCAAGCCATAACAATGCAGTAATTGTCATATTGCTCTTTCGGAAAATGATATTCTTTGGCCAAACAGGTTTCGGTCATTGAATAGGTGTTACAAACACCACGAACTTCTTCACCAGGGTCAATACACAGCCAAATGCTGTATACCTTTTGCAGCTTATCATAGTCCGAGTTATGGAAAACAGATTCCTTTTGCGCAGAAACCATTCTGCCGCAGTAAAAACTTCCACGGTTCAGCATGTGGTATCCAGGATTGTACTTATTTTGAGCTTCAATATCCACAATGACTCGATTGGCTTTACCGCAAGGCAAGCCAATATCGAACAACACATCGTAGTATATTGTTCCCTCATTTATGCTTTTGGATTCTACGTTCTTTTCGTTCAGTTTATCAGGCAGGTCTTCAACAGGATGACAGCTAATTTCGACTGGAGAGATGTTGGATTTTTGAATTTCTGCCAACTCCTCCGGTGTCATTTCGCTTTTGGCTTTTTTGTAGACAATGAACTCTTGAATCTTATCAAGAGCCATATCATGAAATTCTGGAATGCAATTCTTAGCGATAAAAGCCGCAACGGGTGTACAGCCAAGCAAGCTTTTGCATCCAGCATCCAAGTTTACCTTGTCATTGCTGATGGCATGCCCGATGGTATTAAGACCTCCCATGTCTTTATACCTCCTATATTATAGCATGTTCGCAAACAAATGCACTAGAAAATACTTATTGTACGCAAAAAAAGAGTGGGCCTTCCATTGCTGGAAAGTCCACTCTTATGCGGATTGTGAATTGTACGAAAGGCAGGATGCCTTTTCGATTGCTGGTATCTATCGTACAATTCTAATTGTATGGGTCTCGCACGAATGTGCAATGGTCTTTAGCCAAGCATCGTCACATCACCATCAACGTACCAGATGTACTGCTTCCAGTTAGAAGCGGTCGCACCAGGGATGAGTTTCAGCGCAGAAGCTGGAGGCACGCGACTCGGCTCAAATGACATCTCGTAATGCTTTTCCAGGCCGTATTTCCGCAGAACGATACTCGGTATTACTCTGCCAAGCTCGTACCACTTGCGAGGCGGGATACGGCTGCAATGTTCGCGGTGAATTTCAGTGTATTCCTGCTGGAATTTGTGAATGGCCCGAAGCAGCTGACACATCGGGCAGGTATTAAGGATGCCAGGGTCCTTGTAGCGGTATACTACAAGACGATATTTATCGTGTTCCTTGGTGGTCAGAACGACACCAAAATAGTTTTTTGCCATGATATCCTCCTCGTTTTAGTAGTTAGTACCATACTCCAGGGCGTAATCCGGACGCTGATATTCGACGACCGGCTTTTCCCAAGAGCAGATGGGTTCAGTATTGGCGCTCGGAAAATGAGAGCTGATTCCGTTGGTGGCAAGCAAAGCTGCCGTGCAATCCGCAATCTGTGCAAGAAGCTCAGGATTCCATCCAAAGGTGTCATCTCCGGTCAGCTGCTTGCACAGGACTTGTGCCGCTCGAAGAATTTCAGTGTCTTTGGATTCCTGCTGAATAGGTTTCGGTGCAGCAATTGTGACATTTCGTGCAATGACGTTTTTGGGCAATGGCTCATCGACCCATTTCCCCTCGTAAATCTCACGGGCATAGAAACCGTCTTTGTCGAATTCGTCAAGGCGAACCCAATGGTCGGCTTCCCAGGTCCTTTGAGCGATTCCGTCTGGATTGATAGTAACCATCACACGTTCATCGTGTGCGTTGTTTCCCCAATGGGTTTCAGAGTCATTGCCAAACTCCTGGATGAGAAGTTTCCTTGCAAGTTCTCCATCGGTCAGTGCAGCCAATTCTTTGATTCGTTTTGTGTTCATATTTTTCTCCTTTTTCTGTAAACAAAAAAGGCAGGCCCATCGTGGTGATGAGTCTGCCTAGTTGTATCAGTTTGTGAATTGTACGAGCGCTGAAATGCGCAGATGCTATCTATCGTACATTCACAATTTTACCGGCATCGCAAGCAGCGTCAAGCTGTAGCAGCGGCGTCAGCAGTTGCTTTTTTGGCTTCCGTGTATGCTTCGTAAGCCGCGTGATATTCACTCAGCTTAATCTGCGTAACGGTGTCTGGAACCTTGGTGCTGCGAGTTGCATATTCGCAGGAATAATATCCGTAGATATTTCCCTGCTCATCATCCCACAGCTCCGTAGTGATGCGGCCAGAACCGTTGAAGTCGGCCCACCAGAACTGGTTGGCAAGGAATTTCTTGCCGTTCACGTTCTTACAGACCTCATCTTCCCACAGGCAGTTCATGGGCGAACGCTGTTTGAAGATGACAAAACCGTGAGGGTCACGGCGTTTCATAACCTGAGATTCGTATTTGGCGAGCAGCTCCGGCTTCAAATCAACAGTCAGTCGGTCATTTAAAACATACGAGAGCTTCTCATCAGGGAAATATTTGTCGAAGAACTGCTTTGCAATTTCAATGAAATGCGCTTTTTCCTCCTTTGTCGCGAAATAATTCTTGTAGAAAGTGGTGCCGGGATTTACCTTAAATGCCATTTCAACCATTGCCATTACTCCTTTTCCATTTGGATAGTCCAGCCGTTCACATCGGAATAAACCGCATAGAGCAGCGTTGCGAAATTGTAGCCTCCGTCATACAGCGTATAGCGAAGGGAGATGTTCAGCGCAAGAGTCCGTTCCTTGACAATGCCCTCGCAATCGAGATAGCTGAACGTCTTTGTCGGATTGGTAAGCCATGCTTCACGTTCTTCATTGAACTTATCTTCATCGTATTCCACGATTTCCTTGAAATACGAATCGAACGTGACGAGCTTGACTGACGAGAAGACATCAGCCATCATTCCGCACTTTTCAATCAGTTCATCAGGCCATTCGACCTTGATGATTGCTGCGCCGTTGTCTTTCAGCTCTTTGTGAGGGCTGAGCGAAACGTTATAGCGCTCACTGAGAAAGCCGAACAGCCAGGACCAATCGATAGTTTTCAGGAAACTGGCAGCTTCCTTGGCGTCCATGAAAATTTTGATTTCTTTACGTGCCATGATATATCTCCTCACTATATTATTCGGTGCCGAATTTAGCCCACGCTTCTTCGACACTCATGTGATAAACCGCCTTAAACTGTTCTTTGAAATACGCATTGAACAATTCCCGGTGGTGAGGGCTCATGATGACTTCAAGAGTAAAGTCGGGGTCGTCAGTAGAACTGTTGCAGTAAGATACATAGGCATGAATGGTATCGTCCGGATGCCAGTCAATGTACATGTTAATCCAATCTGCATTTTCTTCTGAGTTCAAATCAAGGCCAAATGCTTTGTCTGCATCAAACCAGATAGGAACATAGACGTTAATCCAACCGTCGTAAATAACTTCCGCTTTGCCGTCGAGCACAAACCGCATCAGCTCAGCAAAGTTCTGCACCACAATCGAATCTTGAGTGCAGAGGTCATGAACCAACTCATTGTGAGTCATTATGAAATGCCTCCTTGTTATTTGTTTTTTTGGTTTTATTATTTTTTGAAACTGTCGAAGAACCGAATCATCTCGCGGTTTACACCGACTGCTGATTCGGATTCAGGATACAGTGCTGCAAAAGCATGAACGGTTTCCTTCTTGGAAACAAACCCGTAATCGTGGTGAACGCGCTCATTTTCGAGGCACTTCTTAAATCCGAAAGTCTGTTTCTTGAGAAAGTCCTTTTTCCCGGTGCAGATATAGCACGGGGGGATGAGTTTGGAATAGGTTTCAGGCTTGATGAACTCAGCATAACTGTGATTCTTCCAGCCCTTAGACATATAGTAGTTCTGAAGCAAACCTACCTGGCCCTTGTAGATGTAATACATACCGCTCTGCAGGCCCATCGCGTTGATGACGAGCTTCTTGGCTGCCTCGGGTACGTTCTCTTCCAGCTCGTCCTCTACCGGCTGCATCTTGACAGGATAGCGGAGAATAGAGCTTGCCATGCAGGCAAGGAATGCGCCAGCGCTGTCGGCAACTACAAAGACCTGATTCAAGTCACCAACGAAATCTTCAGCACGTTCAGCTACAGTAGCAAACGCATTGATGACATCAGTGATTTGGCCAAAGATGTTGGTTTCAGGGACCAGACGGTAATCCGGCACAAAGGTGAGATACCCTTCTTTGGCAAACCAGGTTGCCAGGTTCCGGTTCTGTTCTTTTCGGCCAGCAATCAAGCCGCCGCCATGGATATCGATGATAATCGGATGCTTTTCGGCATCGTTATCCGGGCGATAAACGTCCATGAAAAGATTCTGCTTGCCGCAAATACCAATCTCAGTGGCAGTTATGCCTTCATGAGGCATAGCAGGCTGAGACTTGATGATTTCTTCTACATGGGTGCGTTCTTTCTTGGTGGCGGCATTGATGAAATTCATGATAAAAACTTCCTTTCAAATTGATAAAAATAATAGCGGCCGCCAATCTATAAAAAATGAGATTAGTGGCCGCTTGGGTGTTATTGGAATTCAAATGTGTATTGGGTTCCTCGCTCGGTTTTGACGAAGATTCTGCTGCCTACAAAGCCAATGGCTTTTACCGTGCTGGTACGCAGAATGTCTTGCTGTTTTGGTGTCGTTGTTTTGAATACGAGAGGCTGTCCGCTTGACAGCTCAAGAGTTCCGACCCGTCCAATGAGCGGAAGAACTCTTGCGTTGAGACTCGTGGTGCTGTGAAGCACACAACTGCTGTTAATCCGCATCATTGTCCTCCTGATATGAACTGGTCAGATATCCACATCCGGGTACTGATTCAACACATGATTGAACCTGTTATCCAGATGTTCATCGTTTTCGTCCCGCTCGGGATAATTAAACTTTCCTTCCTCTTCTGCTGCATCCCCCAAGCGTTCCATGAGTGCAATGACGCTTTCGAGCCAGGCGGAAGCCTTGCCAAACGTGTCATCCTCTTTTCTCTTGGCATAGAGCATGTCAGAGACTTCTTCGAGAGCCATTTTCTGCTGGTACAAAGTATTCCAGTTGATGTGCTCTACAGCGGAACGCAGGGGAGTTAAGTGTTCTGTTTCTGTTACAGTGTTCGTTACGGTCATCTTTTTATTTCTCCTTGTAGTGTTTAGTTACGATAAACGTCAGCAAAGCACCGCAAAATTCCAACAAAAAAAGCAGACCTCCAAACGGATAGTCTGCTTCTCAGAATTGTGAAATTATAGCGTATGTGTGCTGTTATCTATCATACAATTTTTATTGTATGCGTTTCGCACGAATACGCAATAACTATTTTTTAGAATTAAGAATCGGAATTTTCCGAACTGCCGCTGTTATCATCGGAACTGGACTCAGCGTTTTCGTCCGCAGTGGAATTGTCACCAGATTCAGCGTCGGTGTTTTCTTCCGCGCTTGTATCCTGTTCGACAGTCGAATCACTGTTGACTGATGCGTATGTACCAGTCAAGATGACGGGCGCTTCACCATAACCCAGATAACCGCTAATCAGGCTGCCGGAATTCTCAACCAGGTACTTGGTTTCCGTCATGTTCGGGAACAGATAGACATCTCGAATGGCAGTGCCTTTTACATCGGCGCTGTCAAAGGTATCATTGCATGCTGCGACAACACTATAGCCGTCATAGTTCCAAACCAGATAGAAGTTCTTGTCGCCAATTTCGACATCATAGTGCGCATCTCGGAAATCCTCGAAAGTACGGTACTGCTTGCTGGAATCGAAAGCGACAGAATCGTTGTTCGTCCAATAAAGCCCGGACGGATTGCCAAACAAGCCATACAGGAAGTTGAACTGCTCTTTCGGTTCTCCGTCAGTTGGATAGCCGTCGAATTTGTCCGGAGTGACAGACGAATAATAGAGGCCGTCAAGGAACGCATCGCCGATATTGATGCCATCATCATTGGCTGCACGACCGTCCAGCATCAAGGTCAGTGAACCGCCGTTATATCCAATCGGATAATAGTCGCAGCCATCTTCTTTGCTGGCAGTGTGAATTGAGAAATCGCTGATTTCCTTTTCTACGCCTTCGCCTGTAGATTCGGCATTGATTTCACCAATGACTGTATCGCCGTTTTCGAGTTCGTTCAGTTTCAGATATCCCTTTACAGGCAAATCTCGGACATCCTGTAATGCAACGTCCGTGATATCCAGCGTTTTGCCGGTATCAACACTTCGCAGCGAATAGAACTTGCTGCCGTCATCGTAAGACAAAGGACTCTGCCCCATCGGAATACCGTCCGGCCAGGTAGTGTCAGGATTGTCCAGCGTGCCGGGCGTGAAATCCGGGAGATTCGACAACAAAGACCAGGCATTGATGGGTTCCGGGGTCGGTTCTGCTGTCGGTTCCGGCGTTGCTGTGACGGCAGCCTGTGCTGCTTCGGCACTTGCCGCTGCGGCCGCCTGGTCTTTCCGTTCCTGAACCACAGCTGTGGCGCAGCCGGAAAGTGTCACGGCGAGTGCCATAGCAGCTGCGGTGATATTGATAATCTTTTTACTCATGCGCGTTTTGCCTCCTTATGTTTGCGGTTTTGCGGCTATTGAAGATTTTTCGTGGTTTTATTACTTTTAATTCATACTACACAAACAATATGCCAGAATTTTTTGCAACAAATTTGCATTTACTCGCCGTTATTGAGTTTGCGTTAGAGTCTTTGTATGTTGTTGCTTTTCCGTCTTTAGAGCCAGCTATTCCTTGCATTATATGAACATGCTTTCCAACAAGAAATATGCTTCCTGGATAGTTACGGTTCATGTTTCTGTATGTTGGATGGTGCTCTTTAACTTTAAGCTTGCAAACATCATTCGGATGCTCTTTGCGAAATTCTTCTAGGCTGGCAGCTTCTTGTTCCGTTGCTTTATGCCGATTTATAGCAACCGCCTTATCATTGAGCGTGTACACGCGGTTCATATTTTCATTGTTTAACGCTCTTCTAGCATGGCGGCGAAACTGTTTCAGCTCATACGGCATATGATTGTTGATATTGCTATCACAAACATCACTCGGCAAAACAGAACAAGCAATGCAGTAAGCATCGAGCCAATGGTCTTTACTTACACCGTGCGTTGCACGATAGTCATGGGTGCTCTTTCCTGCTGTCACAAAAAAGTGTTTTGGAAATAGCACACTCAATTTATTCGTCAGTGCCGGAATGATTTGATTCAATACACTCAAAGCGCCGTACTTTTTGTTAAGTCCAACTTTTTCTTCGGCAAGTTTCTTTTGCCAGGCAGCATCTTTATGAACAAGGTTATGATGCTCCGCGCATAGACCAACGATATTGGCAATGGTGTTGCTGCCATTCTCGGATTGCGGCACTACATGGTGGTAATGGTCGATGGGTTTATCACAGAACAGGCAATGGTGTTCCTGCATTTCAGAAACAGCATTTTCAAGACTCCCTTTTTGGTAGAGTGGGCCTTGTTGGTACTGCCATTTCTGAATGTCAGGATTATCAAGCCGCATGAACGCAAATTTGTTTACTTCAAGCACAACATCACTGATAGGAAGGAACTTTTGAATTTTTCTCACCATATTGATGTGTGTTTGGAGCAACTGATTCGCGGTAGGCGTAAGCCATCCTTCCGGTCTTGTGCGATTGGTGTACTTTGCTTCTTTGTTTTTAATACCAATGCAGAGTACATCTTTCTTATAACCCGGAAGGCGACGTTTGATGATGCCAATTTCTTTTGCACGTTTGCTAGGATTCTTACTTTGAGCAGTATCTTGCTTCACGCACTTCTTAGAAATGGTGCCATTTGCCTTAGCTCTCCGCTGACGGCGACAACGTCTGCCGTTTGTGCGTCTTGCACGGCGGGCTTTTTTACGGTCTTGCATCAATTTTGGAACCTCTTTGTTGCGAGTTTCCAGATGTGCCGTAAAGACTGCCGTTCCATTTGCTTTAACAACGGCAACGCCGATATTGGTTCTACCAGGGTCAATGCCTAAATATAGGGGCTGCACTACATCATTGGTTTCATACAGCAGTTGGATGGTAAACGGTTTTGCTCTTACGACTCGTGCTTTCTGCTCTTTAAGCAGGTGGCGCACATGTCCGCCGCGAGTCGTAGGCATCAAAGGTTTACCGTCTTTGTTAAGTACATAAACAGTGGACATATTCGCCACCTCCTTTACGATAAATCTCTCCTGCCGAAGCAGGAGGTTGTGTTTCCCTTGGCTAGATGACGCCTTCGCATGGTTGCAAGCTGGGAAAACCGTACAAGTGCAGCTCGTCATCTTGATGTACAAAAGTACATCCGCCTGTGATATTGAAGGAACTTAGTGGGATGGGGTCATTCCACTAAAATTCTTCAATACCCCTAATGCCGAGGAGTGAGAGACCCACCATGCCGATAAGCAAAGTGAGGAGTCCAAGTCCAAAAGCAAAGGCAATATATTGAATTACGTCGATGAGTTTAAGCCATTTTGCGACTGCAGCGCCTAAAACAATCAACAGGCCAAAGCAGCCGGTCAGATAAATGAGCAAGCCAAACTGTGCAGTTCTACTGAAAATCGATTCGAGTGTTTTCATGAGAAACTCCTTTCTACAAATTTCATGGTATGCAATTCGCAAGAACCTGCAATAGGAAAACAAAAAAAGCTGCCCAGCCGAAGCTGGACAGCTTGTGTGTTGTAGTATTTTAGCGTCTGTTGTCTCTCTCTTGTCTCCTGCGTTCGCGCTCCTCATACTCTTTTTTCTGATACTTGAGTCGTTCATTCAGCAGGAAGGAGTTTTCATCGCGAGTCATTTGCAGTTTTACCTCGTACCAGCAGCCGTAAAGAAAGGCTGCCAGAATGCAGAAGCCAACGATTTTGACTAAGAGGTTGAAAAGAACGTTCACAATAACCGGGAAAATATAGCCGATGGCTTTGGCGATAAGCAGGATGAGCCCACCGAAGACAACGATTTTTGCGATTGTCTGAACAACGGGCGGGAAATCGCCCAGGACTTTGGAAATGGTATCGTTAATTTTGGTGATGATATTAGTGTTTTTGCCACCGTTGTTATTATTTTCTGCCATGTCGGTTCCTCCTTTTTGTGCCAATTATAGCATATATCGGTACAAAACGCTACACCCCACATGAGGAATCTTGATGTTTAAGCAATAGCTCAACAAAAAAATGCCGCCACCCTTTCGGATGACGGCAAGTGATGTTATTTCTTCACGGGGATATTCTGGTCAAGAATAACATCGAAGTTGTAGTGCGGCATCTTAGATGCATCACCACCAGCAGCTTCGAGGGTCATGTAGAAGTCCTCGTCATTCATAGCCTGCACGAGAGTGTTCATCTCGTCGCAGGTATGTTTGAGCATAGGACCGCGCTTATTGCAGAACATCACAGCCGAAACAGGCTGAATGCCCTGTGCAACCATGCCATCCCAATGAGTCCGCAGCTCGGTTACAGACTTCAAAGTAGCAACGCCGCTCATGAAGTCATAAATCTTGCAGTGGGACTCGTCGATATGTTCCAGAACGTCGATACGAGTCCGGTTTGCGTACAGAGGGAACTGGAGTTCAACTTCATTCCCGGTGTCTGCAACCAGCCGATTTGCAAAATCCTGCGCATATTTCTCAAGAGTGAGAGGCTCGCTTTCGAGAGGCTTCACGTTTTCGGCAATAGCGTCGAAAATTTTACGCCATCCCTTGTCGCTCAGGTCGATATCCGACTTGTTGGCGAGGGTATTCAAGAACCCACGCGGCAGACCGGAAATATCAACAGCAACAACGCCGGTGAAAGCGTTGAAGGCCGGGTGACGAGCCTTGTCCCAGATGGTATCAAACTGAGCGGTGGCGATAACACGCTCGCCGAGCTGGATATCCAAGCCCTGCGTAAGCATGTTGTTCTGGTAGAAATGCTTCAAGTCATAGCCACCAGTAACAACACCTTTGGTCGCATCCGTATCCAGCTGACCACACTCAACCTTGACAGGAATCTCGTACCCATCATAGTCAACAGTGAAGTTTTTTTCCTTCTGCTTCTCCTTATACGGCTGGAAAATGGGCTTGACGAGCACATCGCACGTCTTGCCATTCGCCATATGGAAATCAGGAATCAGGATACGGGCGGGAGCAACGCCGGTAGCGTCAGGTGCCAAGTAATTGCGGTACTTGACACCAAAGTGCTCAGCCAGGCAGGTACGCAGCACGTTCAGGCTGGTGACCCGGCTCTCAGCGCAGCTGCCGTTCTTGGTCAGCATGGTGCTGGCGGTAGCCTTGTCCATCTCCACATAGATGATGGTAGAAGGAGCGCCAAGAGCCTTAAACTGCTCACGCATAACGACATCTGCCATAGGAATTTCTTCCTGCTCGGACATCGTCATGGTCGTGGCGAACGGGCCGTCAACGCGGTGATAGCTGTCCTCTCCAGGCTGCTTGGAAGCGATGAACCAGGGATACTTGTTGCGGGTGGCAACCAAAATGAAATTATTCAGGCCAACGCCATGGATGCACAGCGGGCCCTCATTGCTGTGGCCGTTGCCAAACTGTAGGTTTTCCGGCAGCTTTTCCTTAGACATACCATTGCCCCAGTCGGCAATAACCACACCGATTAGGTTTTTGGCATGGCCTTTCACAATCGCGACCAAGATGTTAATGGCATCTTTGCAATTAGAGATGGCATTATCAACCGGTTCACAAGCGGCATCGCTCATGGGTAACTTCTGGCGCGAAATAGCGTCAAAGTAATGGTTGGTGATGCCGACGTTGAAAGTGACGTTGTTATTCTTCTTAGCCATAATATAACCCCGTAACGTGGGGCTGCCGTGCTGCTCTCGAATTTATCTCCACAGCAATGTGAGCCCCATATATCGGGGATGTTATTATTCTTTTTTGTTGTTTGTTTTGCAGGAGCCGCTGGCGATATCAGAAATCGCTTCTTTGACAGCTCCGAAAACGTCAGCTGATTTCAGAAAGTCTTCGGCCAATCCTTTGATGTGGCTGTAGTTTTTGAAGACTTTCTTCACAATAAATGCGCCAACGATTGATACTACTGCCAAAAGCAGCAGAGCTTTCGCGGCCTCGGTCAGTTTCACTTGCTCCAGCAGGAGCGCGAGTATCACACCATCTTTGCTCAGCTAGGTCTTAATTAGACTGTGAACGAATGAACCATAGCTAACTGCAAATTGCTTAGCTTTGGTTTCGTGGTTGCTGATAATGGTGTCTACTCGCTAAATTATGTTTCGAATCATGGTAATGTCCTCCTTAAAGGTTTGTAATTGTTATACGGTATATATAAATACGCTCTTAACGCGGCGTTCGCGTGCAGGAACATTTATATAAACACATTGACGCAGTGTATACGTGCCATGCTGATTAGCATGACAATTCTATGTAATCAGCCTTTCCTTCGGCTGTCAGAAGTCCACATTCCGTGGGATAAATCTATATAAAACGCAGAAAATCTGCGGGAATCCTCAAAAAGAAAAAGGACAGAAACCCAATATGGGCATCTGTCCTTCTTCCAGGAGGTATATGAACTATGGCAAATCAATGATATCTCTGTTACATTATCTATTTTATGGGTGTCGCACACGCCGTCAAGAAGCTGTATAAACTTTTTTGAAAAAAGTTTGCACGCGTGTTAGTGGCTTTTTAGAATGTTACAACATCGTGCAAAGTCGTGCAACATTGTGTTTAGTTCTCCGATACAGAGCAAACAAAAGATACTGTACCACTCCAATCACCTGGAGTCAGATTTGCTTTCACCGTATAGTTTGAGGTGATACTAGCCAAGGCATCGTCACGTTTCCACGTTGTTTTGGGTGTTTCCACGCTCGCAAGCACATCCGCCGCCTTGTTGCTTTTCATGGTGGGAGGCGTTGTGCTGACATTGACTTCCTGCGATAGGCCGATGTCGCCTTTCACCATTACGGGCAAAGTCGCTGTCTTTTCACCGCTGCCAGCATTCCCGCCTAAAGTTACGCTCTCAGGCACAATGAGCGAATACAGCGTGGGTACATATGCCTCAACCGTTGTGGAGGCGGGTGTCACACCGTTTACAACGGAATTATACGAGTCCTCGATAAAATACGGGTAGAGGTCAACGGTCACATTGCTCTGCTCAAGCTGAGCATCCACGCCGAGATATTTTGCCACGGTTTTTCCAGTTGCGCTTGCTGCGAGCTCCTCGCTCCAGTTTGTGTCCACCACCATCACGGAACTGTCTTTGGACCCAACTTTCCAGCGATTGCTGGCTTTGTATCCTGCTTTTGTGAAGCGGCCGACATCCAGAATACCGTACTCTGCATGGGTATACGCTGTGTCATAGGCGGTAGATTCCGATTCAACGATGTCAAGGTTCGTACAGCTGTTGACTGCATGTGTGCAATAGGAATGCCATGTCTGAGCATCGTCGTTGTGATAGTTAATAGTGATGGTATAGGCAGTCCAATGAGCATATACAATGGTATCGCTGCTGCCCATGACCGTGGATTCAGATACTTTATTTCCGCCATCCGATGCGGTATACCACCCAAGAAACTCATAGCCTTTTCGACTCGGAACAGGAAGCGTACCATATTTATGCGATTCGGGAATATCGATGGACGATTCAGAGATGAAATAGGAGTCGTCTGTGCAGTTTGGGTTAAAGGTTAGGGTGTGTTGAGTTATAGTTTCGACAGCAGCATTCTGAGTTGTGAAGCTCTCGGCATATACTGTAGCTGGCATTGCGGCGCAAACAACAAATGCACAAAAAATTAAGAATTTGAGCTTTTTGAGCATCGACGACATGCTCCTTTCGTATGTTCGTACTTTTATTATCGGGGAATCGCAAATAAAGTCAAAAAGAAAAAGCCGCTCACCCTGTGAAGGGCAAGCGGCAAGAGGTTAAGATTTGATGTACAAGGACGTTCCCTTAAACGGATTCAAGAGACCGGGCTTATACTTAGTGTGGACATACTCTGCGATTTCAGCGTCCGGCATGGCGCTCAAGACATCAAGCCAACATTCAGCATTGATTGCCATGAGGCCACCCATGCCAAGAGCATTTTCACAGCGTTTGATGTCAGAGGCAAATGCGTCGTGAAAGTCACAGGACTCCGCAGCTTTTACGATGCGGTCGAAGTCATACATACCACAAGACCTCCTTACTGGCACATGGCCTTGAGGTCGTCCTCACTCAGAACGGGTACGCCCAGCGAATTTGCCTTATCCAGCTTGGAACCGGCAGCTTCACCGGCAACGAGATAGCTCGTCTTCTTGGAGACACTTCCGGAGACTTTGCCGCCATGCGCTTCGATATAAGTCTTGGCTTCATCGCGGCTCATGGAAGGCAGTGTACCGGTAATAACGAATGTCTTGCCAGCGAGCGGTGCAGACTCATCATTGGCACCTGCCGGAGCATGGTAGTCAAGATTGACACCGGCATCATGCAAGGTATTGACTTCCTGCGTAAATTCAGCGCTGGAAAGCATCGCATCGAGCGCAGCATAGATAGCATCAGAAAAGCCGGGAATGTTGTACTCCTTGATGGTATCTACATTGAGCGTGGACAGTGTCAGAAGGTTGCCGTTCGTAGCCTTGCATTGAGTAAACAGCGCACGAGCAACATGACCGCCGATGAGACGGTAGCCAAGGCCCTTGAGGACGCGGTCGGCATTCTGCTCCTTGGACTTTTCGATGGCAGCAAGAACCTTCTTGGCAATCTTCGCGCCATACATGTTGGTCAGTTCACCTTCCTCCTCATAGAGCCAGTACAGGTCAACGGGGTTCTCAATGAACCGGCTGTCAACCAAGTCCTGAATCATCTGAGGGCCAAGTCCCTTGATGTCCATGCAGGGCTTCGAGGCAAAGTGGATAACGCGATTCACAGTCTTTGCCGGGCAAGCGTCATTGGTGCAGTAGAGGTCCACAGAACCGTTGACCGGTGCGATAGGCGCACCGCAAACGGGGCAGACCTGTTTTGCCATGTCATAAGGCACAGCGTCTGCAGGACGCTTTTCCAACTCCACCATTGTGATTTTCGGGATGATGTCGCCAGACTTATGCAGGACAATCGTGTCACCGATACGGATATCCAAAGTCTTGATGAAGTTGGCGTTGTTGAGCGTTGCACGCTCCACACGTGTACCAGCAAGCTGGATAGGGTCAAAGACAGCAACAGGAGTGACGCGGCCGGTACGACCCGTCTGCAGCTGGATGTTGCGCAAGACAGTTCCCTTTTCCTCTGCGGGATACTTGTATGCAATAGCCCATTTCGGGGTTTTGGTGCGCTCGCCCATCTTCTGGCGAATGCTCAGTTCATCGACTTTGATGACTGCGCCGTCAATCGGGTAATCGATATCATAGCGTTTTTCCTCAATGTCGTGAATGGCTGCCAAGATGCTATCAATGTCATTGCAATGAGCGTAATAGGTGGTCTTAAAACCGCAGATGTCACGCAGATAGTTCAGCTGGTCACAATGATACGGGCTGAACTGTGCTGCATCACCATTGTTGACGCTCTGAACATTGAAAACGAACACCTGCAGATTGCGTTCCCGTGCAATAGACGGGTCAGCCTGACGCAGAGAGCCAGCAGCGCAGTTGCGGGGATTCGCAAAGAGCTTCTTCCCTGCTTCCGCCTGCTTTGCATTGGCTGCTTCAAAGTCCTTTTCCGACATATAGCACTCGCCACGGAGTTCGATTTTGCCGATACCCTTGGGCAGCTCGATGCTGCGAGGCAGGCAAGTGAGGGTTGCGACATTGGCGGTCACATCCTCACCGACATGGCCGTCACCGCGCGTCGAAGCCTGGGTCAAATAGGCAAGACCATCGTCAGAACGTTCGTAGACAAGAGACAAGCTCAGACCGTCGATTTTGCGCTCCACAGAGAAGGTCACATCGGAGTATTCAGCTTTCACCGAATCCACAAAGCTGCGGACCTCATCATCGGAAAACACATCAAGCAGAGAAAGCATCGGTACACGGTGTTCAACCGGAATACCGAGAACACGCTTGCCGCCAACAACCTGTGTAGGGCTGTCAGCGGTCACGAACTCAGGATGTGCCGCTTCGATATCACGAATCTCGTGCATCACGGAATCGTATTCCTCATCCGTTACAACCGGAGCATCCTGCTCATAGTAGGCGGCACTCCATTCTTTGGCTTTGGTGCAGAGATTATTATAATGTTCCTTGATGGAAGAAATAGACATGTTGTTAGACATAACATTTTACCTCACATATGTATTGTTTTGTTTTTTTTGTGAACCTCCCCACCTAAGCCTTACGGCTATAGACGGGGCGTGCGCTCTTCATAGTTCATCAAATGGTAATGGTTTGAGATTCCGTTGTGGCCTGGCTGACATCTTCAATACCATCCACGAAAACTGTTGTTCTGATAAGGATACGGAAAGGGACGCCCTTTTGCCAGGTGGTGTTTGCACGGAGTTCATCCACCAGGCCAATCAGTGCCTGCATCTTGAGCATTTCGATGGTATAGCGAGTCGGAATCATGGTTCGGGTCGTCTCGAGATAAAAATGCCGATTTTTCTCATTGTATCCGAGAGAATCGTTCGTAACATCCATTTTTGCAACAACGGTCTAGTCGCTCTGCGGGACATCGTTGAACGGCGTGAGAGAATCATTGAGAATCTGCATGCGAGCGTCGAACTCTTTGATGATGCGAGCCTTCTCTTTCTCATAAATCTCGTCTGCCTGTCGAACCTGCTCCCGATAACACTTCACGCACTTTTCTTTCGTGTAGAAGATGTTGACGGAAGTGCCGGAGCAGCAGCGATACCCGGTGTTGTCCAATGGGGCAATGACGGTTGAAGAAATCTTACCCCGATTTACCGGCCGAAAATAGACCGGAGAATAATAGATGGTTTTGCTCGTTTCTTTTGCGTCCGTTACAACAACCGGGGTAGGCTTGATGTTACGAATCGGCTTTTTGGTCGGGTCTGCATTTGCGCGATAATCGCAAATCCAAGCCATTTTGCCGATGACGTTTTCAAGACCTTCGGCGTAATCGTACATACCGAGGTCGTTTGTCTGGCGTGGAGGATAATTTTCTCCGGAGCCTTTAATCATCAGCTTGACGCCGTTTTCTGTGAGATATTCGTTTAATTTCATATTTTTTCCTTTCTGTGATTTGTGGTTGAGTTCAGCGGGCGTTTGTAAGTACGGCAACAACCAGCTCCTCGTAGTCTTCGATGGCACAGTAGATGTCAGCGAAACCATAGGCGTGGCCACGGTCGTAGGCTTTTTGCCAGAGGATGGTTGCAGCCTTTTTGGAAATGCTGCGTTTCGTTTCGGCTTTGATGTCTTCCTGAATTTGAAGTTCGATAGCTTCCGAGATGTGTTCGATTTCTGCATTCTGCGCCTTCTTCAGCCGAGAGCATTCTGCATCCCAAGCTTTCTGTCGGCGAACGACCTCTTCCCTGTTCCAGCGCACCGATTTCTCTTCGTCGATGATTTCACCGTCTTTCTGGCGTTTAGAGTTGGGCCTTGTTGGTCTTTTCCAAGCAGTTTCGAGTCGGTTGCCAAGATTTGTCCATACGTTATCCATAGTTAAACTCCTTTTTTGTACGCAAAAAGGCGAACCTCCCGGTGTGGGAAGTCCGCCCAAAAGCGAAGTGTGAATTGTACGAGCACACAGTGTGCTTAGTAGATGGTATCTATCGTACAAGCTAAATTATACGGGTCTCGCACGAAAGCGCAAGATTATTCATTCATTGCTACAGTCACCAAACAGCAAATTATATGCTTTTTCGATTTCAGAATCAGACATGGCCTTCCCTTTTTCTTCAATGCTGTGCAGAATTAGAGTCTTGTCGCTCTCCTCATCCGGCACGAAGCCAAGAATCACATCCAGCTTGTTGTGATTCTCGTCCTGTGCAAGATACTCTTTGATTTCGGACCACTGCGCATCACGCTGGTTCAGAGCGTCAACGTTCTGGACACAGAACGGGTACTCACTTTGCGGCATAGCACCGGAAAGGTATTTGGTATCGTCGCAATACATCTTGATAAGCCGGACAATATAGTTCCGCTCTGCTTTGGTTCTTGCAGTCAGAATGTTGCTTGCGCTCTGGTACTTGTAGTTATCCCCAACAGCTTCCAACGACTCTGCAATCTGTCGAAAACTCAGCATTTCGTTTGTGGCCTTGTCATGCTGCGACACGGTGGAAGCGTAGTATCCTTGTTCCGTTTCGTTTGCTTCTACCACGGCAGCGAGATTCGAGTCAATATGGATGAGCCGTTCACTGTTATCCCCTTGCGCACGAATTGTGTTGTTCACTTTCGCAATCCAACTGTCAGTTTCCGTAGCATCATCGCCCGCATAGAGGTAGGTTACAATATCCGGGTTAGTAGGGTTCGGAAGCTCCGCACAAGCCAAGGTCAGATTCCGTCCGTATTCTTTTGCCTGGAGATACATGTTCGGATAATCGTCTTGTATTGTCTGAGCGATTGCCTCAACCTCTGCCTCGTCTTTTTCAATGACAAGGCCGACAGTGGCTACCTGCTCTTCAATGTTGAGCTGCTTCAAAATATCCTCGAGGTCGAATACAATAGCTTCTTTGTTGTTTGTATAGAATCGGATTTTCATAGATTTTCCTCCTGGCAACAATAAAAATGGCAGGCCCTCGGTTGGAAGGTCTGCCAAAAAACAGTTTGAGAATTGCAAAAAGGTCATTGTGCGGCTTTGACAGCTGCGTTTATCATTGTGTAGGCAATATCCAGGAGTCGAAACGCAAGAACTCCAAAAGATAATGCTACCAGCAAAAAGCAAAACACAAATTTTTGTTTGTTCTCACCCTGGAAATAGTACATTCCAAAGCAGGACGCGATGAGAACGCAGAGAAACACAACGACCCAAATAATATCAGCCATTGTCCTGATTTTGATTCTGCTGAGTCGGCGGGGTCTTGACTTCAGCAGGAGCATTCGGAGTCTGATACTGAACATTCTGGCTCGGCTCTTTGGGAGTTTCGGGGGCCTGGTACTGAACAGTACTGGGGTTGTTCTGCTGTTCGGCTTTCTTTTCCTCATATTTGGTCTTGAGCTGAGAATAGGAATAGCCATCCTGCGGGATACCGTGATACTCATAATGGCCGAAAGCAAGAATCATGTTGAACACCGGATTCAGAAGGCAAAGACCAATCGTGAAACCAATACCTTCACCGAACGCAACAGCTTTCTTGTAGTTGGTAATAGCACCGATGATGAGAGCAACAACCAGGAACAGATTGCCGAGCAGCGGGATGCCAGACAAAAGGCTCAGCACGACCGGAATCAGAAACAACCAGCCGTTCCCCCAGTAAATGTTGAATTCGATGTAGTTGCTGTAGAACGGGACGATGGATGCCCAGCCAGGCTGCCCGGCCTTCTCAAAAATTTTCCAATTGGCGACGATTTTGAGCACAAAATACGCTATCACCAGAAGAATCATCGTATAGAGCATACCGCCCAAAAGATTCAATGCGCTGTAAGAATTATACATTTTATATCCTCCTCTTCCGGCATATGAAGCCGGTTTATTCCTTCGTTTCGTTTTTTAGCTGCCGCTGCCGTTCTGCAAGTTCTTTGCCGCGTCTGACCAGTTCCGCATATTGCTCTTCAGTCAACTTGCGAGGCGGCTTGATTTTGACCCATTTCTTGGGCATATCTGCCTCCATACACCAGTCCTCATCCCGCGTGATTTTAACAGCATCAGGGTACTCTTTGGCAAGCTCTTTTAGCTGTTCCATACGAGCTTTGTTGCAGGTGTAGTAGGATGCTTTCTTCTCCGCATCATTGAATGTGATGATGGTTTCGCGTTCCCAGGGTCCATCAGATGCCTGCGTGGCCACTTTTTTATCGGGCATGATTTTTCTCACCTCAATCGAATAAAATTGCCGACATAGCAGGGCCTTCGCAGATATACCCGCTCGCCTCGGCCCATTTCGGCGTCATGAGCTTGCCATTTGTTTTCACAAGCACCATCTTCCGAGCAGAGGTATTCAGGAATTCCGCCGGAGCCCAGTTATTTCGCACAACGACGATAGCATTGTCGTCCGCGTTCTCAAGCATATGCTTCAGCTCTTTTACCGTCACCGTGTCACCTTCCGTTCAACACATCATCCAGTGCCTGCAAGAAAACTCTGGATTCCTCATTGATTCCGCCGCGACACAGAACTTTCGCAATATCATCAAATCCTACCAAGTACATATTTTCTTCACCCATGTACCCTTGCGGCCAGGGAACCGCATAGTAGTTATGCGGAAAAGAACTTGTGTCATAGCCGACCACAATATATTTCTGGTCTGCAACATTTTTCACCGTCAGGATAGTCCCAAGCGGTAATGCGTCTTTCATGGAATGAGTAGTTGCAGGCATGATTCTCTGAATTTTCAAAACAGCACCTCCCTAATTTTCATTTTATGAGACTCGCACATTTGTGCAACAAAACTAAAAAACAAAAAAGCGGCCGCTCCAAAAGGAACGACCGCAAAGATACGAGTCAGATGTTATTCGCTGTGTTTATGCCTCCTTCTTATCAGCGTCCAGAATCTTCTTCAGAACGTCGTTGAACAAGTCGTCGTGGAATTGACCAGTTTCTTCATCTGCTTCCGGAGATGTGAAAGCACCGTCTTCTTCAGCTGCATCCTGTACAGCATCGAAGACACCGACTGCGCCCCAAAGCTCATCGGCCAGATGGTCATAGCCGAGGTCCTTTACTTTTGCCGAGAGGTCAATCAGCAGCATTTTCTGCCGAAAGAACTTGTTCATATCCAGGCCGATGTAGGGTTTTGCTGCGGTATTGTTTTTCTGAGACTTTACTTTGAAAATACCCCAGTCAAAATTGCTGTCTGCGCCGTACATATACCCGGATGCGAGGCAGAAGCCTTCAGCAGCACTGTCCTCAACGTTGATACCGACTTCATAATCGCTGCCGGAATCTTCATCCAGGTTAATCGCAGAGCCTGCTGCCTTTTCGTACTCTGCCTCAATGTCAGTTTTCATGGCTGCCAGTAGAGCGTTGAAATCGGTATTCTGGGAAAGCAAGTTCATGCTTTCACCTTCCTGGTTTTTAATGAGAATGTACATAGTATTTACCTCCTAACAATCAAATTATGCTATCAGACAATTTGTCGATAGCTGTCGTGATGGCTTCGTTTTCCATCTGAGCAATACGCTCAGACAGATGAGACCAGTCGATGGCATCATAGACACGCTTGACAAACGCATCATAGGTGCCACCGGCCTTCATCATTTCAATTTCAGACTCATAGCAGCCGGACTCCTCAAGTATGAACTTGATATCGTCGGTTGGGTTGATTTGTATTGTTGCTTCGTACTCATTCATTTGGATTACGTCCTTTCTTTTATATTATACGCAAAAAGGCGAACCGCCCAAACGGGAAGTTCGCCTAAAGCGCATTGTTAAGTGTGCGAAGGGCAGGATGCCTTTTCGATATCTGTTATCTATCGTACATTTTTGATTATAGGCCGTTCGCATAAATCCGCAACAAAAAACCGCCACCCAAATGGGCAACGGTAATGAAAAATTAAATTTCAGCGCAGAACATCGCGAGTTTCTGCCACAGCAAATAGGTGCTGTATCTCATGCGTACCTTTTCAGGAACACCAGTAACCAAACACCATTTGTGAGCAGCGGCTTTGATGCGGGGAATCTGCCTCTGTTCGGCTTCGGTAAACGTCTTGCTGTATAGTCTGCGACGGCGTCCGGAATTCCAAAAGGCTCCTTCCATCGTTTCGCAAATCAGAGCGTACGCCAAATAGCTTTGGGCTTCTTCGTGAGTCAATGTAACCATCGTTTTCATGGCTGTCACCCTGCCTTTCTCTCATTGCGAGCCATATGCAGCGCATAATCAAGCGCGTCAGGGTCATCGGCCAAGAATTTCGTTTTCTGAAGTGTACCAAGCTTGGGATGCTTCAGAATCGTATAGTTGCCATTGTTCTGGACAAGGGAACCTTTATCATAGACAAGCTCGACCTTTTCGGCAGGTACTGCGTAACGGCGAATGCGGTCACATTCATCCGCATAGTTGATGGGAGTGATATAGCCAACTGGCTTTTGTCCTTTCATCCCTGTCACAGTGACCAGAAAAGCCTTAATGGTCCGGGCTTCTTCCTCTTCCTGCTCATCATAGTATTTGAACGTGATGAACATGGGAGTATCTTTCTTGTACGCATCTTCCTCAGGGCAGAGATACGTTCCACAAGAGCGGCAGAACCAGAGCATCGATACGGGCTTTCCAGTTTCCTGCGCTTCTTTTGCATAGCGCTTGAAAATCTTTATGTCCAGCTTGAAATCCTCGGTGTAATGCTTCACCGTGCTTTTCACGATGAGTTTCAGGAAATCACAGATGGAAATAGCGGTCATAGTCATATTGGAAGTCATAATAAAATCTCCTTTTTAGTCAACCATAACTTTAGAAATATTCATGTCATAGCGGTTAAATTTAGAAATATAGTCAAAAATGGTATTTACTTGAGCTTTTGTTGCGGTTTTGGTCTCATCCATATCGAGGAATGTATTGCCCATCGAAGGATTACGAATGGCAATCCAACCGCGTTTATATAGGAAATCGAGACCCTTGCCGCTCCAGTCATACGCCATATTGAGAACTTCATGGTCAGAAAGACCAAACGCTTCTCGATTGCGCATGATGATGCGGCCAGCCAGGGCAGCGTGCTCGCCAAACTCGCAGGCATACCAGGTGCCATCGGGAGCAATCAGACCATATTCGGTCAGCTGATGCTGAATGGGTCTATCACTGATATAGCTGTTGTACAGTCGCTGACGGCGTTCAACGGATGTGCCTTTCATGTTTGCTTCAATCCAAAAGGCAAGCTTGGTCCAAAAATCGGTTTTGTAGAATTCCGGGTTGGATTCCTGCTCAGGAAGCGGTTCGCCATTGAATTTTGCAACAAGGTCTGGGTGGGTAAAAAGCCATGCACCGTTGTTGAATGCATCAGAATAACCCGTTTTCCCATAGAGGAAGCACTTGATACCGTCATAGCTGCAATCGATATAATGATGTTTTGCATTGGTGCAGAGCGTTTCATAGCTATCAGTCATAGCAAAGCGGTCAACATAATTGAGCGGATGTGCAATCATATCCTCACGAATTTGATTGACCAGCATCTTGTGTTGAAGCTCCTCAACCTTCTGCCCGAGGGAACGAACACGAACATTGTCATCGACAAGTTCAAACTCATTGACACCAACAAGTTTTTTCCGGCCTTCGATAATGTCCTGGCAAACATGCCTTTTTTCTTCCTCGTTGCCACCCATCATGCAGGAGAGCAGCAGCTCCTCACACTTTTTATACGGCTTGTCCATGTTCCAGAACCAGTCACGTGCAATGGCGGTGAGGAACTCACCATCCATACTGAAATGTAGTTGTTCACCCATGTTGGGTAACCTCCCCAATTGTTATGTGTTGTTCTCGACAAAGTCTTCGCATTCCTCGCTGGTCAAAACCACGCCGAAATAGGCAACACGCTTGACGGTGGTTTCCCACACGCGAACGGTGCGTGCCATTGGCTGAACGACCCAGGAATGACAGCGCCAGAGCCCGTCTTCGGAAAGAGCATACCCCGTTGCAATAAAGCACCGGTCTTTGTTTTTATACCAAAGCCGTGCAGAATTGTAATGGCACTGGCAATCCTGGCCTTTCCTCATATAGCTGCTGCCATAAAAGAACCGGCCGCGTTTGAGGATTTTTGGGGCGTCTTCGTCAAATTCTGTCATGCAGACTTCATCCCCACCAAATGTGAGGATTTTGTCATGCAGCTTCTTCATAGCATCGAGCGTTTGAGTATCGAAACCAGAAGAGGTGTTGTAAATCTGGCTTTTGGTAAGCCGCATTTTCCAATCCTCGTTCATTGGGTTCCAATGAATCGGCGCATGCATCTGGTTTGCGGTGAGAATGGGGTGCTTAGAACTATTCCAGCCTTTCATTACAATTTCTCCCTGATAGAACGCAGACAGCTCAGGATTTTTGCATACAAACGGTAACGATTTTCGCCGCTCGGTACAAAGTCATCAAGCTTTTTGGAAATGAGAAGTTTATCAAATGCCTCCATAATATCAAAGACGGTGAACAGCTTGTATTGTGCATTTATATGATTCACACGGAACTCGACATCTTCGACAAGATGCCAATATTCCATGCCATACAACATCGCGCCGCTTTCGTTTGCTTTTCGGTCTTGCTCCTCGTCTGCATCGTCACACACAATATAGACACCGTTTTCGTCGAGATAGTTTTCGAAGACGTCGCAGATATCGGAGGCAACAGAACGGATATCGGAATTTGCCTTCACCTCAGGTTCAGGCTGGGCGGCTTCAACTTTGTACTCGATACTGTCGTGACGAAGTGACTCTTCGATGCCATCAAAAACGATGTCCGCGCAGTCGTTATCATCCCGACACGCTTCGAAAATGTTTTTGACGGATTCGATTGCCTCTTTGGAATCGGAGTTTCCCTCAACAGAGAACTCCAAAGGAACCAAGGCAACAACTTTGTATTTATTCTTCATGATTTTTTCTCCTTAGTTTAACAGGATGCCGCAGCATTTGTTCAAGGCAAGTACGCTTGCAGCGAGAACAGCAACCTTCTCAAAGGTAATGCTCTCCGCAATTGCACAGACGCTCATAACAATGAGCAGAACAGCTGCCACAGCAGATACTATTACTATCTGACTCTTGATGCCGGTTTTCATGAGCTTTTTCTCTTTCTGTTTATGCCCTTATCGGAGCATATCAATGATTTTTCCAACCAACTCATCATTGGTCACGAACTGATTACGTCCTTTTGCACCGAGCGATACAGAGGAGTAATCTTTCATACTGGCGGCATAGCGAACCAGGTTCTTGTCAGACAAGGGCTGATAGCAACTCTTTTCAGTGCTGACGTAAACGCACTTATTGTTGAGAACGTTCTGAATGTGGCCAGAGCAGCCAACACGCTTACCGTTGATGATGATGTTGTGTAGGTTATGGGTTAGCATAAGGTCTTTGCTTTCGGTTTCTTTTACCTTTAACTGGTTCAAGAGTTTTCGGGACAGATAAACGGTTGCTTTCATTGTGACTTCCTCCTAATTCAAATGAAGTATTTGTAAGCGGCAGTTAAGCGTTTGCGGTACAGGTCTAACGTGGTCAGCCCTCCTGCATAGACTTTGCGGGAAGAGATTATCACGTTGGTTCCTGCTTCCATATGGGAGAAGAACATCGAAAGGCAATCTTCCAGGCTGTCGCTTGTAGTGAGAGTTTCGTACACCGGATATGAGTATTTGGCGGCTTTGCTGTATGTGCTATTGAGCTCACACACGAAGAACATCACCTGTCCCGTAACGGTGTTGGGGTCATAGCCATTGCCATAACACCAGTTGAAAAGGTCTGTCTTTCGGCTATAAGTCCATTGCAGGAGTCCATAGCCGCCATCCGAAGGGTTTTCGGCCGAGGCTTTAAGACCGCTTTCCATCGACATGCAGCCCATCACTGCGGCAGTACCGGCCTTGGAAAGACCAGCGGACCGCAGAGCTGTGTAGATTTCAAGCTCATTGTCGTTGAGATTATCTGGGATTGTTTCGGGTTTCGGTTTGGCTTCTTCGATGGCTGCTTCTGCGGTCTCAATCCGTGGTTCCGGTTCTGCAGCATCGGAAGATTCGACCTCAGCAGTTGTAATTTTCTCCTGTGCTTCTTCGGAAGTTTCCGTTATCGGGAACGCTTTATCGAGCTCATTCACCGTTTCAATGGGAGTGGAAAAAGCGATAGGTTCGGTTTTGGGAGCTATGTTTTCCTCTGCGTGTGCAGGAACAGAAAGCATAAAACCCATGCAGGCGATGATGGTAAAAATACACATCACCGCGACGACAACCAGGACATGCTTGTTCCGAAAAATGCTGTTATTATTCTTTTCGACTTTCATTTTGTGACTCCTTTTTTGTGTCTTTTCCTTGTAGCGGAAGATTGTGATTTGAGATTTGTGGTTTGTTTTGAATTCCTCCTTTTTCTGTAAACAAAAAAAGGCAGGCCCATCATGAAGATGAGTCTGCCTTGAATGAGAACAGAATTATGAATTGTACGAGCACGCGGTGTGCAAAGTAGATGCTATCTGTCGTACAACTTTAATACTATGGAATTCGCAAGAATGTGCAAGAGTTTTTGGGGCTCTTCTTTTTAGGCTTCATTGAGCCATTTCTGAGTGATATCCTTGATTTGGTTCTGAAATTCCGGGTCCGGCAAGGTTTTGCTGTCTGCCCAAATTGAGTTACGGACGATTGGGTAATTGTATACAACGCCGTCAACGATATAGGGCCAAAGCACCACTTCGCCGCCCACAAGCCAAAGTTTCTGGATTTTGACGGGTTTCTCGTATCTTGTGAGCCAGCATTCACTGGTCACGACAGAATCCGCCACATATTTCTGTGTTTCTTCCTCGGTCAAGAGATTCGGGTCTTCGTCCTTGATGTTGTACATTCGGACAATGAACGGTAACGGCATGTCCTTGGAGTATTTTTTGTTCTGACGCAGCTCAGCGAGCAGGAATTTTGAGACAAAATGCGCAATGCCGATGCTGGTCAGGCAGTCGTCAAGGGTATGTCCAAGACAAATTCTTGGGGTTCTCTGGTCCTCCCCTTTCATCCGATTCGTTGGTATCTGCGGAACAACATCGTCCGGCAGGCATCCGGTGTCTGCCATGATATGATAAAGAATCATTGATGTTTCCTCCTGAAATAAAAAAATAGCAGGCCCTCAAGAATCGAGAGTCTGCGTTGTTCGCACGATGAATCATTCATTCATTCGAGTGTGTTTTTATCGTGTAGTTGATATTTTGTTTGGCTTGTACACGTAGCCAGCCCAAACAGACATCGTTCAGAACGTCTTGTTATCAGGAATCCGCAGATACATCCAGGACTGTGGTGCTCGCTTAACGCCGAGCTCTCGCAGCGACATATCCATAGATTGGACATCAGAAACGTTCCAGCAATAAAGAGTGCCGGACTTATTGCCGTATGCAATCAGCTCATTTGCGGTAAGGCAGCTGTCCTTCACGAATTGAGCGGTCTTTTCGGTCACTTCCGTGCCAATAGCATATGCCGGAAGCTCACGCAGGCAATCGAGTGTATTGATGTCACGGCAAACAAATGCGGCAGTCACTTTTCCGGCACCACCGTTAGCTTTGGTTTCGTAGCAAAATACTACAAAAGGATAGCTAATTTCCCACGGCATAGTTTTTCGGACCTCAATAGTCTTTTCTCCGCTCAGAATTTTTTCAAGCCATTGCTTCTTGATGCTGAGAAGAACGGCTTTATTCGAGTTAATTTCAAGGGCTTTATTGATATGTCAACAACCTCCACCTGAAGGAGGGGCTTAAAATCCCGCAGGATTCCAATAATTCTCACTCAATGGATTTTTACAGCACGGTTCCGTCCGTACGACCAAGTATCAATGAGCTTTCACCGCTGTTGCGGGCGGCATAGCCGGAGTGAGGAAATTGGATTTATGCGGGATATAATCCCAACAATCCAACATTACGTATGTTTATGGCCGCGTTGTGGTCGCGGTTATGTGTTGTACCGCAGCCACTGCATGTCCAACTTCTGTCTGCCAGTGTAAGGTCATCTTTTATAAGACCACCATTTCTTAAACTATGTATGCATCACAATGCTGCTTTTTCCAGTACAGGTCATCGATGATATCCGAAAGGTACTGGTTTTGCTTTAAGACGAAAAACGATACCGGATTATGCTTTACGATGAAACCAAGTCCCGTTCGTTCATCGTAAATATCTTTCATGTGGTTCAGCCACTTTGAAAAATTTTTGATATGGGAATTATTTCGAAGTATAAACCTGCCGAACCATTGCTGCTTAATGATTTGTCTTTCCTTTGCTCGCTCTTTGGATTCTTGTTCATTCCATACGATATTGTCAGGTTCGACAATTACATAGGGAATCTTCTGCCTATCCATTTCGTCTATGACGGATTCCGTTTGGCAAACGAAGATAAAATCATATTTTCCTGATTTTGCCTCTTTCATGAAGCTATTTATGTATTCTTTTTCCCATCCGGCAGTTTTTTCATAAGTAGAACTATCACTATCCCGCATTGAATAGCCATATTTGTTTTGGTGATTCGCGAGCCATGTTTTTCCGCAGCCCGCAAATACGCTTACGACCATTGTTCGTCTCATCAATCAGGGCAAGGATACCCCCGACTTCATCCGTTGGAGGAATTGCCCATTCACTTCCTTTCTTTGAAAATAGAATATATTTTGTATGGCAACAAAGACCATAGCGACTATGAAAGCACCACTACGAATAGAGGCGCTCTGGCAGCTAAAAAGAAGCTGCTCACTCCTCCGAAGAGGGTAAAAATCCTTCCCCAATGTCATAAGCGGTTTGATACAGCCACACCTGTCGGCTTTGCCTCAGCTTTACGTGATGTGTTGTCTTAGAGCGTGCAGTTAGGATTAACGCCACACGGTAACTATCTATTCGCTTATAACGGAGTGCTCGAAGCACTTATGGTAGTCAACATATCCTTACGGACACTTCTAAAGTGCAGGCTTGCCCCGGCAAGCCCACGACTTTAGTCGTGGGTTATTGACTTGTTTTTGGAGCGTCACCATTTATGGAACGGGTTCAAAAGTCCGGGACGGTATTCGTTATCGACATACATCTTGATGTCGTTATCGTCCAGGGCATCCAAAATGTTCATCCAGCATTCCGCTTCGACGTGCATCTCGCCGTCCATTTTCAAGGCCCTGTCGCACTGAACTAAGTCTGCGCGAAAAGAATTCACATAGAAGCAATCTTTTGCGGCAGCCGCGAACCTGGTAAAGCTGTTCTTGGTATTTGTGGTCATAGTATTCATCCTTTCTGAAATATTTTTGTTTCTAATCAATACATACAAAAAAAGAAGCAGGCCCTCAAAAGAGAGTCTGCTTACTTGTGCATGACAGATTGTTAATTTAATGTTCAATTAGGAGGTAAGTGATGGTATCTGTTATGCAATTATTATTTTAGGCGGTTCGCACATTTGTGCAAGTAGCTTTTTAACTTCGTTTGTTTTTGGTTGAAGCACTGTTCCAACCCTTAGACTTGTGCTTTTCAGAGCTGTCGCCTTTGAACATTTCGGATACTTTACTGCCATCGTCTTCCGCATGAGCAATATATTCAGCCGCAAGAATTTCATACTGTGCGCGGGAAATCCCGGTTTGCTCTGTAAAATTTATGAATTCATGTTCAAACGCCAAACTGAGTGTTATTAAGACGCGATTGGCAAGTTCTTGCCGGAATTCATCAACGGTGCCATCAAATTTTATTGTGCGGTCGTCATCATCATCTGTGAAATCATCGGCCGCAGTATTGACGGCATCGCTAAAAAATGTAGTCATATCGTATGCCATATCGGAAGGGCTGATGTTAGGGCTACCATTCGCGTCTTTTTCGTTCAGTTTAACCTGGAGTAGCCCTTGTATGATGCTGTAGCGAATCAGAAGCACTGACATTGTTGATGTTGGCTCGAAATTTTCAATTTCTTTTTCAAGAATTTTCTGCTTGTTTGCGATTACTTTGTAGTTTGCTTTCATATGAATCTCCTTTAAGTGCCCATGACGCGTCTTACTGTTGCAATTTTTATCTCACGTTTCCCTTCCGGCAGCACAAAAGTTGGCTCAATCCAGCGGACTTCTAAGCGAGTTCGACCTTCTCCAACCCAGTAGTGGTGCCAATGAGCACGGCGGACATGTGGTCTGACCGTACGGCCTGTGCCAGTTGCTGTGGATTTCTGATATTCTGCACCGGAAACCAGCTGCATTTCAAAGCTCTTGCCGATTACAAAGCCCACATTGTAAGTTTTGACATTTACTTTTTTAGGAGTAGCACCGGGTTTGGAAACAAGGACGGGCCGCTTCTCTTTCGGGATTTTTACCTCTTTGATTTCAGCATTCTTGGATGCAAGGTAATAAGCTGCAGAAACCGCAACACGAAGATACGGCTCAATACCGGCGTTGAATTCTCGCTGCTTTTGCAGCTCTTCCTCGCTGAGAACGGCACCTGGTACGTTTGAAACCGTGGCGTCATTGACAGTTGCAGAATCAGTTCCGTTCTGAAATGCCTGCTCGCGAGCATCATTGTTGTGCCGATAAGATTCAATCAGCTTTTTGCCGTTGAGACACCACTGCATGCACTGGCAAAGTTCGATGTTATCGACATTCGGGTTCGCCTTAAAAGGAACAATCAGGAAGAGCGTATCCACATCATTTGGCCCGTGGGAAGCATCGAATTCAATGTGTACGAACATCGCATCATGATGAGAGCCAGTGGGCAGATTCATGACAAAATCTCTGTATGGCAACCGCATCATAATGTCAGAATAAATAGGTGCGTCCTCAGTCTCAGCCAATGTTCTGAGAAACTCCGGCGCAAAATTATATACGGTTTTTGCTGCACGCCAATAGTTTGCAACGTATGCCATCGAGAACTGTGCGGCAAGCTCTCCATCCATCGCATTGGCAGCAATTTGACCATTTTGGATAAGGCGGTGCCCAAGCGGAATAAATTCACTTACATAGTAGTCATAGCCTTTATCCAGCAGCTTGTTGGCCCCAGAATTCGCAAGAAATTGACTGCTCTGCTCGGCATACCAGAGAGCACTGTTCACAATGATATTATCCACAATGCCACCTCACTGCCAGCATAATTTTATTGTTCCGTCAACAAAGAGAATCTGGCTGTACTCCTCGCCGTCAAGGACAATGCAGCGGTCCGCTCCGCGCTTGTGAGCGCCGGTACAATACACAGTTTTGTTATTGATAGCCGGGATGGACGGTGCCTTTGCCAAAACCAGCTGACCGCGCATTGCGCAGATATCTAAGAAAGAAATGATGTGGTCGCCCACCCCGGAAAACCTCCAATCTTGTTCACAGTGCTTTGATTTGGAAAGAACCATCAACATGCGGCAGCGGCTCGTTTGTCACTTTCAGAACGGAGCTATCTCGTTTCTCTGTCGTATATCGAATGGTTTTAAGAATCTCGTATGCCAGCTTGCTGTTGTAGGCAAGCCCTGCGTTGGAAATACCGAAGTTTCCGTTCCAGCCAATTCCCATCCTTTTGAGCTGCGGAATTAGAAGGTTACGGGCTTCGATGACGCCTGTTCCGTTCCAGCGTGCATCATGATACGCCTGAAAGTGCTGTTCATCGTTACCAGAAATATCGAGGGCTTCATAAATGACACCAAATTGACCCATTAGAATGCGAGAGTATGTATCCAACGCATTGGCAACGACTTTCCAGGAAGGACTATCTAAGCCGATACTGTATTTATACGGAGCATCCTTTTCCGGCAGTTCCCGTGCATGATGCAGCATATCTTCCAGTATTTCGCTGCACTTGTCGGAATAGCTTTTAACAGGAGCCGTTACGTTGATAGCCGTCAGAGTAGCACAAGCACTTGCAATGTCTGCCTCGCTTGCTCCATAAGCCTCTCCAACCTCTTTGCAGATAGAGGAAAAATCGTTGCTATAAAACGTTATCATGATGGCAAGAGCGTGCAGAATGAAGAAGTACTGCTTGCTCGTGAAATCAATGTACATACGGCAAAAATCCTTTCACTTTTTACTCTTTCATTATACCGCGATTCGCAATTTCTCACAACGGAAAGCGCTAAATGGTAACAATTTATACATATTTTTACAAGCAAAAAAGCCGCCTCCTTATGGAGGCGGCTGGACCCTTATTTTACAGCTTTTCTGATTTCGAGCTCGTGCTCATAGCAGCTTTTGCAAATCAGATAGCCAATGCCAATATCGTTCTGGATGGCCGCAGACGTATATGCGTTGTGCTCGTTGATGGTACGTCCGCACGCAGCACAATTGAGTTCTTCGTTGGCATGAACCATGATGTCGCAATGCCCGTTCTGAGGTGGGGTGTACGCCGTATATTGCTTCTTGATGAAATCGTATTTCTGCATTTTATGGCACTCCATTATTCATTGTTTTCTTTCGCTATTATATCACAAATTGTGGTGCTAAACAAGAAAGCAGTCCCCCATAAATTTACGAACAATCGCTGACTTTGGAGATTGTGACGTTTGCTGAAGGATTTGTACCTTTGAGCAGTATCCTGCCGTTAGATTTACGGACCGATTCCGTGAACTTCCTCACCAAAGCCTTGCAGCTATAGATGAAACATTCTGCTCTCAAACTTTGGTAGGAATCCAATCCACAATTTGCGGAACAAAGTCGGCTTATCGGAATATTGCATCGGAATAATATCAAGGTATTTTCGATATCGTTCCGAACGGATGAATCAGTGGCAAATGAAGGCACTTTTGCTTTCTGGACAATTTTGTTGCTTTGCTGTATGATTAAAGTACAACAATTAGGGCAATACAAAAATCGATAACGGCGAGGTACTGACAAATGGACGCGACAATGCAGACGGTTCTCCGGCTCCATGAGCAAGGTATACCTAGAAGAACCATTGCCAAACGTGCAGGCATCTCATTGCAGAAAGTGCGCAAAATACTGATTACAGCCGGGGCATGGTCAGATGAAACATCAGAAAAAATCGGGAAGCTGCGTGCGAACGGTATGTCAGTTCCTGAAATTGCAGAAGAATTGGGTGTAAAAACCAATACTGTTTGGAACTATTTGCCATACAGCAAAGGCATGTATAATCAAGAATATCCGACCATTAACGCCATTCGAGTCCGAAATTCGAAGCGAAAAGCAAAAGAAAAAGCCCTCACCTGCACGGATACCGCACAGAATGAGGGCAGTGGCGCTTGCTGAAGGATTCGAACCTTCGGACAGTCTCCCATCGTCGGTTTTCTGGACCGATTTCATCAACCACTCGAACAAGCAAGCAGATGGCGCAGAGGGTGAGATTCGAACTCACATGCCGCGATTTCCGCGACGGCAGCTTAGCAAGCTGCTGCCCTACCGTTAGGCGACCTCTGCATAATGCACCTTTTAACGTAGGTGCGACGTAGTGACCCCTAGCAGACTTGAACTGCTGACTCCAGCTTGAGAGGCTGGCGACTTAGACCAACTTGTCGAAGGGGCCTTATGGTGTGTCGGACTGGATTCGAACCAGTGAACCGTAACGGAGCGGTTTTACAGACCGTTTGCTTTAACCACTTGCATACCGACACATAGAATGAGGTATAAAACCTCGATGGTGCTTCCGGCTGGAGTCGAACCAGCTGCACGTGGCTCTTCAGACCACTGCTCTACCTGTTGAGCTACAGAAGCATGGTGACCCGTGTGGGTTTCGAACCCACAATAACCTCCGCCGTGAAAGGGCGGCAACTCTACCAATTCGTCCAACGGGCCATATATAGCCGCAATCCTGCGGCGAGGGTTTATGCGATGACAAGGATGTCATCAATTTTCGTATCGAGCATTGCTGCTAATATCACAAGGTTATCGATGGTGGGAAGCGCTGTTCCGGCTTGCCATTTAGCAACCGCCTGCGGAGATACACCGAGCATGTCTGCCACATCCTTCACCTTGATGCCTGCTGCCTTTCGCAGGGCCTTGATATTGGCACCTGTCTGCTGGATATCAATAGTAGGAACGTTCATTTTTCTTGCTGCCTTTCTGTATTGCAGGCAACAAAAAAGCTGCCTGCCGAAATCTCGACAAGCAGCTATGACATGCAGTTATCGCTTAGAAGACGCACCGCATCTGTACATGGTCTGTTTTTGCCTGTCGAGGAGTATGAGAAATAAAACTGCGTTCAAAGGACATGAACTCAGAATATTCGTAACTATACTCATACGACATGACATTAACAGCGTTGCACAGCATTTTGGGGTATCTCCTTTCGTTTCGTTCTGATATTATTATACCATGTTTTCGCAAGTTCGCAATCAACTTGTGGTTTAGTTTTTTGGTCTGTATACTCTCCAAAACAAAAAGCCGCCTCTTATGCGAGGACGGCTTTTCTTATTGTGGCAGGGGTAACACGACTCGAACATGCAACAAGCGGTTTTGGAGACCGCTGCTCTACCACTTGAGCTACACCCCTATATAGATACTCCAGCTGGGAGTCGAACCCAGAGTAAAACGGGACTTAAAGCCGCCGCGTTTGCCAGTTTCGCCACTGGAGCATATGGCGGGTTGTACAGGGTTTGAACCTGCGGCCCACGGATTAACGGTCCGTTGCTCTACCAGCTGAGCTAACAACCCATAAATGGCAGTTGTTGTACTGCCGGACATGGTACTCCCCGAGGGATTCGAACCCTCAAAACGGTGCGGTTTGAGCGCACTGTGTCTGCCAATTTCACCAGAGGAGCTTATGGCGGGCGTAGCAGGATTTGAACCTGCGACAAACGGATTAACGGTCCGCCGCTCTGCCTACTGAGCTATACACCCACAAAAGTGGCAGATAATGCTCTGCCGGGCATGGTGCGCTCGCGGGAAATCGAATCCCGAACACCCCGATTAAAAGTCGGGTACTCTACCGATTGAGTTACGAGCACTTGTCGCGCATCTTCCGTGCCTTGCTTATGGGAACACAGCTTTGAGGAATCTCACTTCCGATGCGCATGAAAGTGAGCGTTGGTCGAGAATGGTCGAGTCGAACAACCGTTGTCAGGGTCAAAGCCTGATGCCTTACCGTTTGGCGAATCCTCGAATATACATTATGTATAATAGCATACACTTTAATAAGCCTGGCTGGAATTCACTCCAGCGGCATTAGAGTGACCTGATTCTGATTTTCTGCATCAAAAAAGCACCCATCAGGCGTTGTGCGTCTGACAGGTGCTCATATCGTGCAGAGTATGGAAAACAACCGATACTTGGATGATTTTATTCAACCATCACTGCACTATGATTTGCACAAACAGACAACACAAAACAGCCGAAGAGATTCCAATTGCTCCACAGCTTTTGCAATTTATTCTGTTTGTTCATCATAGCAGCAAACATCGTGCAATTTTCCTTTCATCAAATTCAGCGTCTTAATTATACAATGTGTAAAAGACAAAGTCAAGGCTTTTCATAAAAATAATAGCAGGCCCATGCTCATTGTTTGACCGGTCTCCAAACAGCAATCTGCGCTATTGCATTCGAGAACGGTATGCCCTCACACGAACACAATTCGCTTAAAGCCTCAGCCATCTTGGACTCATAGTCAGCCAAAGCCAGGTCGATGGGCACCTTGATTTCAGCAGAACCATTCGTTGTTTCCAGAACGGGAGTCCTCGTGCTTTTCCTTTTGACGCTCCAGTTGTTTGCCAGCAAGTAGTCGTACAGTGCATACGGATTAACTGCGCTTATACCTTCTCTCGATGACAGTATCGTATATGCCCGCTTGTATTTTCTGGTTCTTTCTAAGTCCCTTTTAGTTGGAGTGTGAGGGAGTCTGGTTAAGTCCATATTGCTGCGCAGGTCCGAGAGCTTTACTTTGACAGCAATAGAATTTTGCTGAATATACCAAAGATATTCAGCATACGATATACCCTTGCTATGGGTCAACGTACTCACAGTGTCAGCAACCTCTTTTGGAAACCCCGTTCTGATGTCTTCTATTGTGACGGACGTATCTTCGACCGTATCATGCAGAAATGCCACAGCCTCGGCTATTGGGTCACCTTTTACGCCTTCTGCTACAACCGTAACGTGCGCTTTGAAGTAATCCTTCCCCGCCTTGTCTTTTTGCCCGGCATGAGCCTTAACAGCCCAAGCTCTGGCTTTGGCAACCATCTCAATGTCAGACTGTTTTGTCATGGCGTTTCCTCTTAATCTGCTTTTTCTCTAGTATACATAACACTATTCGATATAGCAATCTGTTGCCTTGTGTTGCTCACAAAAACAAAAAAGCCGGGAAGCCCCGGCAAGCATGGCGGCCAGAGTGGGATTCGAACCCACGGACGTTTGCGGCGCCGCTGGTTTTCAAGACCAGTTCCTTAAACCACTCGGACATCTGACCATAAAAGGATGGGGCGGGACCGAAATCCCGCCCCACAGCAAGGAGAAAAAACTATCGATTACCGTTAGTTAGAGGATGGCAAATTAGTGGATGCCCAGGGAAGCGGCATAAGCAGCTTCACGAGCGGCAACCTGTGCCTGCAGAGCAGCGATGGAAGCGGCATAAGCGGCTTCACGCTTTTCAGCAGCAGCCTGAGCTTCAGAGGTAGAAGCGTACTGGGGTTCATTGCCAGCCAGAGTGCCAGCATAACCCTTGACGCCATCAGCGCCCTTGACAGTCAGGACTTCGTGACCACAATGGTCACAGACGTAAACGTTACCCTTGCGGGTCCAGTTGTGATAGCCACAGCTGGTGCAGACGGTGTACTCATTGCCCCAGGTGCCATTGGCAATAGCGGCGGCAATTTCACCGTGCTCAGAGACTTCAACGTTCTTGCGAGGAGCGGTCGGAGTAGTGGTGGTAGTACCGTTGCCCTTGTTGGAGCCGGTAGAAGTGTTGTCCTTACCGGTGTTGTCCTTATCGGGGGCCACTACGTCGCCCTTGTCATCGGGAGTGGTGGTGCCGCTGTCGCCCTTGTTGTCATCCTTGCCGTCATCGGGAGTGGATGCAGAAGTGGCTTTCAGGGTCAGGACGTTGTCGTGGATGTCGTCGCCCAGGAAGTAGAACAGGCGGTCATGGTTCAGGCTCTTGCTGGATGCGGTGTAAGTATCACCGGAATCCGTGGTCCAGGCTTCAACGCTCTGACCATCAACGCTGCCGGGGAAAGTGGCGGTGTCAGTTTCGGTCAGCACAGTGTTGCCGTCAATCTGATAGTTGATGGTGATGGAACGCGGATTACCTTCGGCCGCATAGCAGGAAGTGATGCCGTCAGCGGTGAACCACTGGTCAACTGCATCGTACGGCAGAGTGTCGCCGGGATAGTAGTTGTAGGTGTAGCCGCCGTGGCCCTGCAGGGTAATCCAGTAACCGTAGTCATACTGGCTTGCCGGGAACGTCATAGAGCCGCCCGGAGCCAGGTCCTGGGAAGAACCGTTGCTGAAAGAGAAATGATAGGTGTCGCCGGTGGCTGCGAATGCTGCGACAGGCAGACAAGTTGCCATCATACCGGCTGCTGCAATCCCTGCGATTGCTTTGATGATTTTCTGATTACTCATGCTGTGTACTCCTTTGCTTTTTTGATTTTTTCGTCTATTTATCTGCATTTATTCAGATACCGGTTTGAAAGAAATCAGCCGCAGCTTTGCTGCGTTGCCCACCATCTGCCACGTGGAGGCTTTCTCATGGATGGTTGACGAAGCAGATATGTGCTTCGCCAGTGTCGCAACCGTCTTCGCCACTCGACACAATTTCGGTTTGAATTTATCCCCGTAAAATCGCATGTCCATGCTGCGCGGAGAGGATAAAATTCTTCGTGGTATGGTTTCGGAGTTCCGCGCCTGATTGGCCGTACTACACGCAATGCAGTACAATACCCCAGATACCTTTGGCGAAAGGAAGCGAAAGGGTGTCTGGATGGAGAAGGGAGATGGCCTCGAACCATCGATACCCTGCTTTGCGGCAGGTGCTTTATCCAGCTAAGCTATCCCTCCATGATGGCGGGTCAAGCCCGCCAAATAGCGTTACGCAAACTGGAAGTCGCCGTACTGAGTCACGGCGCGTTCCAGGCGCAGAGGAATGGTTTTTGTGCTCTTCTGAGTGATGTCCTCGCGTGCTACCTGAGCTTCACTCACGCCAGCCGCCTGCAGGACTTCATACAGATTGGAAGGACCAGTACCAGCATAACCACAGGTTAAGCCATTAACCTGAAGCGTGAAGCCGTGCAGATGCGGTGCCAAACCGGGAACGAAATCGAGTTCAACAATGACCTCGTCGCTCTTGTCGTTTACACGGTTGACAGCGATGGCGCGGATGTTCTGGTTGCCAAACATTTCAATCAGCTTTTTTGCCGCTGCAGCGGTTTCTATGGTAGCCGTACCTTCAACATTGATAATTGCCTGTTCCATAGAATTCATCTCCTTCCTATTATCGCTTAATTTGGTGATGGGGCTTGATGGCAGGTTCGAACTGCCGACCTGCGCGTTACGAATGCGCTGCTCTACCAACTGAGCTAATCGAGCACGATAGGGTGTTTTATGCTGGTCACCCCTTGAGCGAGAAGCCAACTCGCATCCAGCACCATTCGGCAGCCACGCCGATAGATTCTGTATTGTACCCTCTTCACCGTTTTCCGGTCTTATTCGCGACTAACACCGGGACTTTCGAATACTTTCAGGCACAGCACCTGTTTGTCTATTATTTTTGAGGCTGTCTCATCGACATTCGGACAGCGGACCACAAGTGGACCATGCTCACCAAGTTTAACGTCGTGGCGTACGGTGACTGCGACGTGTGGAGCAAGTAGCGGGGGTCGAACCCGCGTCTCCGCCTTGGAGGGGCGGAGTATTAGCCGTTATACGATACCTGCATAAGATTGCGGGTGAACCCTCACTTAGCCCCGCCATGACATCCGTTTAGTAGGTCGTCATCCCCGGATGTCATCTTCACACCACCTGACAATCTTGCGAACCTCATCGTTGACGATACGCGAGAATCCAAGAAAGCGCTTGGGTGTTGGTCAACTTCAAATTTTGAGCCCTGTCGTTGATTCCCTGTCAAATCGGGTTAACGGTTGTCGTTGGGCTGTGTGTGAGACTGCGGCGAAACTTACCAGTTGCCGTGCAGCAATCTCGCCTTTACGGCTGTGTCGCGTCTGGATGCGCCCCGACTTGACGGGGATGCTCGTACGTTTGCATGCTTCTAAGACATTCGTCAGCAGCCGCAAGAGCCGCTGTCCGCCACCCGCCACGAGGAGGCCGTCTTAATGGGTGGCATGCTGTCCGCCGGATGTTGTGTATAGCATTGTATCATGTGATTTCGATACATCCAACGGATAGCGTCTGGAGCTGGAAATCGGACTTGAACCGATGACCGACTGATTACAAATCAGTTGCTCTACCAGCTGAGCTAAACCAGCAAATACAAACATTAGCCAGATGCCCGGAACACGGAAACATCTGTTGCCCACCGTCCGCCGCGTGGAGGCTGTTTGCTTGGACGGCTGGCGCGGAGTTACCCACGCCAAAGAAAGGAAGGATATTACTATGAAACGGATGATTTTCACGCTTCACC